GTTTGGTATGGGCGCTGCTGTTGAAGGTGCTGCATCCTTAGCGCTTTTGACAAGTGCAAAGATGTTTGCTCGTCATTGGGATTGGTTGTCGATCATTCCAAGTAGTTGGGTTAACAACAGTTATTTCAAGAAAGCTATGATGATTATGGATTATAACAAGATCAAGAAGCGGTATGTTTTCCGGTCATCTATAATGTGGCTGGGTTCATTTGCTACCATAGGCCTATTGGGCTTGATGGAGAGAAAGTTTCAACATGAACCCCTAGTTCGTCGCATTCCTTTCGTGAAACAACAATCCCTTGCTTTGCACGCTGCTGGAGCTATCTTGCCTTACTGCGCCATACGCCAATCGGCTATGGTTAAAATTGTTAGCCAACAATATAGACAAGAGTTATTGCAGAGGAATGAGCTTGGTGTTGCCCCATCTTTGAAATTGTGGAGAGATACACATGCACCCACTATATTCAAAGCAGCTGGAATTGTCGGATCCTTGTATTTGCTAGCGAAGGTCTATAGGAGGTGGGTCAGAATGGAACCTCAAGGAAGTTTGGAGCCCAAGACAGAAGAAGACATTGCGAAGAGGGATAAGGAAGAGAATCCTTGGACGGAGTATGCTTCCATTACCAAGAGACAACTTCCTCTCACTCCGAAGTCTGTCTGTACTTCTCCCAAAGACATGCAAAATGTTGTGGACAAAAATCTCGTTTATGTGACGGTTGGCATTGATGAAGAGAGAGTTTTGATGGCTAATCCCCTCTTCACTCGTTCCAATGTTGCTATATTACCTAGTCATTATTTTGAAAACGAGGAGATTATCTGCACATTCCGCAAGGAGAAACCCAATGATTGTGGTGGTAAGTTCACTTGTCCACTTTCTGTCAAGAAATCTGTCAGAATTCCGGGTAAAGATATTATGGTATGTTATGTTCCAAATGGTGGATCATTCGCTGATATCAGTGATAGACTTCCTAAAGAGAACATGCCTGAACATCAGTTCACTCTTATGTGGAGAAAGAAGAGTGGAGAGATGAGGATCGAATCTGGGAGAGCCAAACCTGGCATAGCTGACAATGGTGTTTGTAGGACTGAAGGAGGTGTTTATGCCAACCTCAGTTTCAAAACATTTGATGGTCTCTGTGGAGCAACTCTGATATCGCACGGTGGTGGTTCCTGTGTTTCAGGAATCCATCTGGGTGGTGAAGCCAAAACACCCAACGGGTGTTATGGTGTGCTTACTCTCGATGAATACCGGAAGGCTGAAGAGATGCTCAGAGAACTTGATGGTGTTGTGCTATCTGGGAGTGCTTGGAAATTTGACAAACAGTCTCTGAGTGTTAATTTCGGAATTGAAGGTGAAGTGCATCCAAAAAGTCCATTGCATTGGATGCCACCTAATTCTCAAATTGAATACTATGGTCGTTGTATGGGTCAAACAACATCTAAAACTGATGTGAAAGTTACAAAGATTTCGCATCTGATAACAGAGGTAATGAATGAACCTAATATATGGCGTCCTCCCAAGCTCAAACCTGAATGGTATGGTTGGCAAAAATGTCTCTCCAATATGGCAAATCCAGCACGTTCTTTCAGTCCAGATCTATTAGACCTGGCAATCCTGGATTATAAGGAGTCACTAGAGGAGATATT